TGCGTTACCCACTGTGTTTGTAACTGCACTAGTCGGTTCAATACCAGCAAAAGAAGATAACGGGAAACAACAAGAGTCTCCTGTTAAATCATCATCATCTGCGGCAGCAACCGTTCTAAAGTATAAATAAAGTTCATTCATTGTTATAAGAATTAAGAGTTAGCACCATCTATTACTATAGAAGCCACTGCACTAATGTTCGTAGAACAAAATGAAGTTGGAACTCTATCGTCACCAATAGTTATCATTGTGTCATTAGATAAAATTGAATTCATAATGTCTTGTATAACCTCTCTGTGTTTATCTTCAGTTATAGTCAAGGTAACAATATCTGTAGTTACTACCTCGCCTGAGCCAATAGTATCACCATCATATTGTTTCATTGATTTAAAGAAAACACTTAAAGTTGTATTACTTGCAGGTAATAACCCTGTAAGTGAAGACAATGGAAAACAACAAGAATCGTCTGAGCCATCATCAGTACCAGCCTGATCTCTAAAGTATAAATATTTTTCGTTGTACATATTTTTATATTTTTAAGAGTCAGCGTTAGTAGCTGCTATTGTTAATGTTCCTATAGGATTAGAAGCGTTTAATCCTGTAATTGCAGATTCTATATCTCCATCAGCATCATCACCCATTACTATAAATCCGTATCTACCTTGAGCTGAAGCAAGTCTATCACATATAGATTGCATAGCATCTTTATGAGTTTGATTTGCAGCTAAAGTTAACGTAACTACGTCAGATATAATAAATCCGTTTGCTAAAGATACTTGTCCGTCATAATTTCTTAAAGACTTGAAGTAAAGAAGTAAAGTTCCTGTTGCACCAGGAGCCATACCAGCAAATGAAGATAAGGGATACATAACATCAGAAGAACTAAGAAATTGAACTCCTGAATCTAAGTCAGCAGCTGCGTGAGCAGTTCCAGAAACAGCAAGTGTAGCTAAAGCTCTAGCAGCGTTTGGACCAGCAGCATCAACAGCATAAGCTGTTGCAATATCATCAGCACCCTTATCAGCACCAGTACCAACACCAATTACAATAGCTCTACCTACAACAGTAATAGTCCCAGCAGCAACGCCAGAATCAACCTGAACAGATATATCATTTGCAACACCACTTCCTGTTTCAACAGCAGTAAATGTAAGGGTATCAGAACCAGCAGGAATAATAACTAAACTTGCTTTATCGCTAGTGTTAAAGTATAAATATTTTTCTTTTGTCATAATTATTTTTTTTAAAAGATTTAGGAAGGAGGTTTTTCCCCCTTCCTTTACCTAGATTAATTATGATTTCTTGAATAATAAGAAACGGTTAGGAGCAAAACCTTCAAAACCACGTTCAGTTCTGTAGTTACAACGTAACTCATCTGTTTCGTTAGTTTTGTTTTGTAGGACAGCAGAACCAGTTAACCAGTGCTCCATCTCACGAGAGTACCCGTTAGCTGCTTTGTATCGCATACGTAACGAAGGAATCTTCTCTCCAGACTTAGCATCTTTGTGTGAATCCATAGGGATACACATTCCGTAACCATTGTAGTTAAATCCAGTTCCACCTAACAAGTCAGGACGGTTGAATAAGTCGTAAGTTTTCTTGTGGAAAGTATAACCACCACGAGAGAACGAGTTAAAACCTAAGTTCAACGCCATATCTTTGTTGTTAGCAAAAGTACCGTAGTTAGCACCACCTGCAGCGTAAGAACCTTGAGAAGCTAATAAGTCATCAATATCTAAAGATAAGTTAATACCAGAGTAAAGAGCCATCTCTTTTGCACCTCTGTACTTGTCTAAAGACTTAACAGCAGCGTCAAAGTCAGCCATTGTAATTGCAGAAGAACCAAGATCCATAGACTGTCCTTTATTTTCAATAAATGGTAAAAGACCTTCTGTAGTGATAACTTGATTTTTTAAGAATGCAGCAGCAGAACCATCTTCTTCTCCAGCAGCATTAGATAAAGTACTATCACCTGCAGATCCAATAATCATTGCAAGCTCAGAGTAGTCCATAAAACGTTGGTAAGTATCAGCCTCACCCTGTAAGTACCATAAGTAACCAGAACCAAACTCTGGAGAGTTAACTTTTACGTAAACAGCGTTAGTTGCTTCAGAACCTGAAACAATAAACGACTCCTTAATAATTTGAGTACTGTTTTGGTATTGGTGAACACGTGGCGTGATACCTGTTGGTTGACCTGATTGTTCAGCCCAAGCATTACCTACAACACAAAACTTAGTATCTTGAGTTGCGGCAGATACATTACCATCTGATACATTTTTAATTGTAAAGTCATGACCAGGTTGTACAGCATCTTCTGCAGTTACATAGTACAAAGCACCTGAACCACCCATGATAATATCACCATCACGAAGAGAAGTGTTACCAAGTCCATCTTGATAACCTGTATCACTAATTGCAAAATCACCAGAGGATCCCATTACCCCTTCAAAGTAATTATGAAGGTGTGTTTCTTCGTAGTGCTCGTAAGTCCTAGCTGTTGTTTCTTTTTTAGAACCCATTAGTTCCATTAATCCAGTGATACCTTGATCACCGTATCGCTTAACTAACTGCTCATCCACATCACGTTTATGTAAAGGTACATTTGCTGCAGTACCTACAGAGGTTGCTAGTAAACTAGCACTACCTACATAGTTTGATGTTGTTGCGACTGCAACATTTGATGGAGTAGCTGATAAACCCGAAGGTATATTTACTGTTGCCATTTTGTTTTATTTTAAAATGAAAATTAATTTGTTTTTTAACCAAGAATTTGTTTTCTCAACATGTCGAGAGTTGACTCTTGTCTTTGAGGTGTACCCTGCTTGTCTTGGACAAACGATGGGTTCTTAATCTCATTAATTACGCTCTCTGTCCCCTTGCTTCTGTACTGATTAGCGACACCCCTAACAATCTTATCAATGTTGTTTAGGATGTACATATCTGTATTCAGAGCGTCAAAGTTCCAGTCACCACCTTCGCTTACATACTTATCGAAAAAGTTCTCTAGGTCAGAGTTGTAACTCTTAATCTCCTGACGAGCATCGTCATCTAGATTGTAAGTAAACTCTTCGCCTTGGTCATTCATAGAGAAAGATAAACCTTCAAGGTCATTAACCTCTGTCTCCATTGTACTCAACCATTCCCCTCTCTCAGCTTCAGACACTCCAGGGTCACTACCTGCCTCAGTTGGCATAGCGTAATCCTCTTTAATCTGATTAAAGTAATCTCTAGCAGCTCTAGCGTCCTTCGTAAGTTGAACCTTACCTGCGTTGGTGTCCCTCGTGGTGTACTCCTCAGAATCTGTTTTATATGTTGCAGCAATGTAATCACTTAACTCAGCTTCAGTTAGGCTTGGATTCTCTACTCGTAGATACTCCTTCATTACTACTCCATCAGATAAATCAGTTAAATCAACAGTCTGAGTGTTTAGGTAATCTTGAACGCTTCTACCTGTGTCTCTAACGTAGTCATTAATAACCTGTAGCTGCTCGCTTGCAAAGTCATTATTTTCTGTTGTCTCACTGGCAGTGTCAAAATCATCATAAGACGTAAACTCTCGCCCAAGCTTTTCGCTAAGGTGTTGAAAGATTTGTTCGTCACTGATTCCCTCGTACTCCTCTTGTTGACCACCTTGATTTTCATCAACACTGGTCTCCTCATTATTAAAAGAACTCTCTTCTCCTGTCAAGTCTATAATGTCAGATCGCTCCTCGTTTATAGGTTGCTCTAACTCAACTGCCTGGTTTTCATCACCAGTTAAGTCAACGATATTTCCTTGTGTTTGGGGTTGAACTACTTCACCTCCAAACTGTTTTACTAACTCGTCTCTTATATCCATCTTTTCTTAAATTTACTTATTTGTATTTCGCAAATATAAACTTTTTTACTATAAAGTCAAATTATTGAGGGATTTCTTTTATCTCCTCTCCTAGAGGTCCTCTCTTCCCATCTCTCTGTTCTATCATCTGAGATTGGTTTATAGCAGACTGTTGCTGAACCTCTTTACGAACTCCACCTTGCAATGAAGCCGCACCCTCCTTACCTAAGTTACCAAGTTCAATCTCTCTTAACCTTCTCTGGTGTTGAGCCTGCTCAAACTGTTCTTTAAGTTGGTAGTCTAATTGCTTCAGTTGCATATCTGCCTGACTCTTAGCTTGTACACGAGCTCCCTCTATTTGCATCTCTGCCTGTAGGCTTTGTTGCTTAAGTTGTGCTGCTTGCTGTGCTGTCTGTTGTTGTAGTTGAGCGTTTTGCTCTGAAGCTTGTTTTGCTTGGTCTTGTTGTTCAGACTGATACTTTTTCCTTCTTAGGATTAACATCTGATTAGCCATCTTCACATTTCTAACTGTACGAATCATGATAGCATCCTCTAGCCTTAACTCTTTCTGAGCTAAAGATACCTGAATGTTTTGTTCCATCATCTGCTTCTCCTCCTCGTTAGGTGCAACCTCTAAGGTAATACCGAACTCATGGATGGATAGCTTCTTCATCATATCTATAGACTCCATAGCTGTCTCACCAATAACATTAGCGTACATACTGTGAAGACCTTTAAAGTTTACTAAGTCTTGCATTCTTATAGTAATACTCTTAGATACTCTATTAGTTACGTTAAGGTAAGCATCATTAATATCTCTTGTAGCATTGTTAGACGCTAAGAGAGAAAGTTTCTGAACACCTACCAAAGCCTCACTAGATGGTTTAGATGCGTCACGTGCCTCGTTAACACCTGTAACGTCACGAATCATCTGCATGTTATGGTTATACACCCCGATAAGAGTACCGAAATCTTTACCTATACCATTCTCTAACTCTTGTATTGGCATAGCCCCAGTCATCTGACCTTCATCGTCTATACGTCTATAATATATATTACCTGTCTGATCGTAAATTTCTTGTAGCTCCATTGGGGTAAACGTACCACCGTCACCCTTAGATACGTTCTCTAAAGAACCTACCTCAAACGCAGCACCCTTTGGTCTCGCCTTAGCAAGAACGTGTTGAATCTTAAGGTGAGCTAGTTGAATCTGATCAGCGAAAGGAACCATTCTATCTACTAAAGAACGACTCTTCATTTTATATAAGTTAGGCTGGTAGATAATATAAGATAAGTTAGTCTCAGATAGAGCTGACTTCTTCCTAGGCATATCCTTCATTAACCCGTAGTTAAATACGTAGTCTGAACCTACTATATATTTTCCTGTATACACAACCTTTATAGTAGAGCTAATAGCTTGTCTATTTGTCTTAGAATTTTTAGGTTGTTTATAGTTGGATGCTTTCTTATTTACAGAGTAACCACCCTTAGTGTTATCTTTCTTCTCGTATTTTAACTCGTGACTTGTAATAAACTCAGCATCTAATATATTAATACTAAACTTATCGTAGTCGTAAGAGTTATCACCGTTATCGTAACTAGCTGAAGTGTTAAAGTTCATTGGGTTGTTATTCTTCCCAGCGTACTCGTTAGCTATATTAATATAATCCTCCTCACTAAACTCATCTCCTGCTTGCTGCTTTAAGTCAGCTATAGTCATTGAGTAAACCTCTCCCGCATGCTTGATGTTCTTATAGTCAGAACTAGAAGAGAAAGAGGTAATAAGGTTTGCTGGGTCTACGTGACGTATCTTAACACCACTAGATGCAGATAGGTCAGTCTTAGCTGCACAGATCCCTAAGACAACTAAGTCACGAATCATGTACCTCTTAACCTCAGAGTAATCGTTTATATCTAAAGTATACTCAATAGCCTTCTCTAAAGCTATCTCAACGTTCTGCTTATAGTTAAGTGCCATAAACATCTCAACCTCTTCAGAACTCTCAGCCACAAACCCAGTAGGAGATAATGGTACACCAGTCTCATCCTCTAAGTTATTTAAGAAGTCTTTGGATAGCATCTCGCCATACATCTTCTTCTTCTTCTCTAACCTTTTGTTTGCTGCAACAGGGTCAATAGATTGAGCCTTTATATCGTACTCCTGGTTTACCATTCCGTTAACGATAACGTCAACAAACTTAGGTACTATAGATACAGGAGTCCAGTCAATGTTAAGGTAAGACGTATCTCCCTCAGCATCCATAAGATCCTTATACTTACCAACGTCTTGATTACCTTCAGCGTAACTTCTATTTCTAGAGTACCTTAGCTTTTTATCCCTAAAGTAAGCATCACTATTGTTATGCCACTCGTAGTACATGGTTCTGAAATAATTTAAACCATAAGCCTTCGATGCTTTCTCTTCGTTTGTAGACAAAGGAGATGGGTAGCCGTTTGATTCTTGTTTTTTGTTAAACATATCTATCTTAGTTTTTTACTAAACATCCCCTTGTTGTTATACTTCTTAACTAAAGGTGATGACATTTTTAATTCTTGCTTTGGTTTAATATATTTCTGAGAAGCTAATAAAGCTAAAGATGAGGATATACTCGCATCATACTTAGTTCTATTATCTATCTCGAATCTACTCCAATCATCAAGTAAGGTATTGAAGTAACACCTTCCCATCTCTCCCGTCTCAGGAAGTATTCCTACGTGGTCGTACACGTATGTAGCTATAGCCTCAGCTTGAGCATTTATAACAGCAGCTCCAGAACCAGGGATACCCTTTGTCTTTTGTTTGCCTTTACTCCACTCAGTATGAGTCATCTCTGGTCTATCCATTAGGTACTCATAGTAACCCCTATTCTCGAAGTACTTAAGTATACCTACCTTGTTGTTCTCTACCAGTATCTGACAACCATAGAAGACACACATCTTAATCATGTCTTCGTAGAATATTTCCGACTTAGGTGGTCTATTAATGTACTCACATACAAACTGCATAGACGCATCACTCGACATACTGAACTTATGAAATACATGAGCAGCAGCGTCAGATCTCCTACCATCAGTAGTGGTGTCATGGTCATAAGGGTCACAACCTGCAACCAAGTTATCGGACCTTCCAGGGAATTTCCTGTTGAATCTAGAAGAGATAACATTCTGCTCTCCAACTTCTGGGACCCAACTAATTTCCCACTTACCTTTTCTGTGTGGTACCCAAATAACTTCGCTATCTCTGTTTCCACTCTTCCATATAAACTCACCCCTTGTTGTAGTTACACTATTAACCTCGTTGTAATCCATCTGTTGATAGATCCTTTCTACGTCAAAGATACAACTTTGAGTATCATTTCTGAAAGCTTCTTCTATAGTAAATGGGAATTGTCTTTTAAATTCTGATAACGCTGTGGTATCATTCTTTAAAGCTTCCCTTCTATTCTGCATATAATCCTTAGCACCTACATCGACAAGTATCTCGTCAACACCCATAACAGGCTTCTCTGGTGTTGTTGTAACAGAGTGACCATACTCGTCAATAAACCCTTCTAGGTTATCGTATGCTGGTATGAATAGCTTATACAATCCACTCTTAGTCCTACCGTTTAAATCTTTATCCTCTATACTAGAGTCGTAGAATATATCCTTGAACTCAGCCCCACCATCTTGTAGTTTATTGGCTGTAGATCCCATCATACATTTACCTACTATTTTTCTACCTAAAAGAAGACACGTCTGAGTAACTCCCCAGTTCTTCTTTATGGAGTTCTGACCTGTCCACTTACCAGCTTCATCATGTATAAGAAGTTTTAACTTCATACCATCATAACTGTTATCAGCAGTATTCCTCCAATCTATAATTGAGTTTAAAGCTTCAGACTCCTCTATGTGTTTTTGATTCTTTGTAATCTTCTTTGCTGGCTCTCTAAACGCAAGCTCTACACGAGGGTTACTTGAACCATCCTGTATAGGCTGAAAAAAGAAAGGGTAGTTACGATATATACGCACTACCTTATCAGTAAACATAGTCTTAGCATCAGCACCCGTCTTAGACAGTAATCCAAAGCTACTCTCGTAGGTCATACTAGCCAAGTTAACCGCCTCACTACTAGCCATATAAGAGAATCCAGATCTACGATTCTTAAGAAAGCACATCCCATAAGAGTTCTTATCAAGCTTGCAAGCCTCCCAAAATATAAAGAAGGTTCTATTAGCTGTTCTATAGTCTGGGTAACCAATATCAATCTTACTCCACTGGATGAACATGTAATGTGATCCAGTTATATATGTAGGGACTCCGTTGTTGTAAAACCACAGGCCGTCCTTTCTACGCCTAAATTCTTCGTCTATGTAGTCAACGAAGTCAGAAGCGTTATCTCTTTTTAAAGACTTAGGTGTATCCAATCTAACCCACTTCTGTTTAGATTTAGGTAGGTCGTGATATAGTATATCTTTATTATACCTAGGTCGTTTAGGTAAAACAATCTCTAAATTGTCAAACCCTATAACTTCACCATGACTGGTATCGCTTAAGTATATTTTATTACTTTCTTGCATACTTCTCAGCAAAAGAACCTTTAAAATCTTTTTTATCCTCTATAAGAGAAGAACCATCTTTAATTCTATCCTCTAGGTTCTTAATACCTAAAAGTATCTCTTGACAATCTTCAAAGCACTCTCTCTTTGCTTTAATAGCTTGCCTTCTTTTTGCGTCATCCTCCTCTAGTAATGGTTTACTTATCTCTTCTATAAGAAGGTCTATAGCTCCTTTACTTGCTTCTATTAACCTCTCTAAGGTATTTAGAGCGTAGTCTTTGTTGTTATCTATCATAAGAAGCTAGTATGTCAACGTTACGCATGCGTAGAAGTTTTCTATCATCTATATCCATCTCGTACTCAGAGTTCTCACTCCACATAACTCTATCTCCAACTTCAACTCCTTGGTCTTTAATCCAATCATTAATAATGACGGCCTTACCATGAAACTCCACCTCAGAAGTTGATGTTTCTAAAAATATTCCAGACTCCGACATTTCAGCTTCCTTCATCTCTTGCTCCATGAAGTTCCACACCCCCACAGGGATATATTCTCCTTTCCTTTCTATAAGGTATATCTGCTCAAGATAAGCCTGATATATATTATCCTTGTCTGCGTGACTAACATGGTTAGTAGGTGTTGCGATAAAGTGGTGAAACCAAACCTTATCTCCTTCCTGTATACCTGCATCACTAGTGTCAAGGGTTGGTGTTTTATACACCGTACCGTATTGTCTAGCTAGTTTCATAGGATCGTATGATGTATCTCTGTACATCTCCTTACCATTTAATAGTATGGTATCCTCTGTTTCTTTTTCTACCTGTATCCAGTAGAGATCTTTAATTGGCTTCATCTTTTTTTTCTTTTACTTTACTTCGTAGTCATCTAGGACATCTGTATTGTACTCTATAGCTGTTGGCTGGGAGAAGAACCTTTTCCAAGGTCTAGAGAACTCCTCCGCTTCTTTCTTTATATATACATCGTAGACTACCTGCTGGTGCTTATACCACGCTGCTTCGTCTTGTATGATTGCTGTTATCTTTAAGGAACCACCTAACATTCGTTGACCTACCTGGTAAGTCAATCCCTGCTTTAAGTCCCCTATCGTAATCTTTCTAATAATAGGGTTAATAGAATCCATTTTAATTTAATTTAGTTTTTATATTTTACTCGTATAAATCTCTTGACAACTTAACATAACCAACCTGCATACCTTTAAGAGCTGTTGTAAGTGTTTGAATACCTGTAAAGGGAAGTAGGTCTATATCGTTTGTCATAGCTAAAGACTTTGCTGTAGATACACTCTGAATAACTCCTCCAGCTGTTGTTGCTGAAGTTAACCCATACCTTTTGTTATTAACATATACAGATATTTGTCTGTTCTCATCAAAAGATATTCTAAGCCTATAAACTGTATTTACAGCTACAACAATACCTAAATTTGTTATACGATCAACACCGCCAATACTATAAATAAAATGTAAATTACCATTTGTAGTTAACGCTCCTTGATCATCAGCTGCAGAGTATAAAAAATAAGCTTGATTAGCATCTGTAGCGTATACACCTGTTTCAGTAAGTTTTAATCCAGACCAAAAAGAAGAATCAGCTATATTTCCACTAGTTGATATTGCTGAAGAAAATTCTATTCTATTCTCTGTACCAAAAGGAACTGAAGCCCAACCAGAAGAATTAAAACCTGTACTCATTTCTGTATTTCCAGCTCTAACAGCTAAGATAGTTTTATCATCATTTGTATCACCAGTTATTATTTTTAGACCAGCAAAACCATTACTAGGTCTACCTACATTGCTAGATATTTGAACTCCTCCAGAACTAACTCCATTTAATACAAAGTTTTGATTAGGGGTTACGTATGGGTCTATAATGAATGAAAGTTCAAATCCTTGAGCAGCAACATCAGTACCGTTAGTACCTATTCTTATCTTGCAATTACCATTTGCTACATCATGAACTAATACATTAACCATAGCGTTATCAGCTATAGTTCCTCCATTATGAAGTTGAACATGAACATGAGATGAAGTACCAAATATATGAGTGTTATTAAATGTAAACTCAACAGTGTCTGTTGCTGCTAGATCATGAGATTGCATAGTTATAATACCATACTTAGCATCAAGAGTTACAGCAGTAGTTGCGTTAGTAGCCTGCGTTACAGCAGCAGTTTGTAAACTTGGAATTTTTTCAAAGTACTCTTTTAATTCATATCTATCTTCAGATCCCGATACAGTCCCAGCAACGTCAAGGTTACCATTCTTGTCTATACGCATCTTCTCAGAACCGTTAGTAGAAAACCCCAAGTAATCTTGACTATGATCGTAGTATATCTGTCCAGCGTCATTATCACTAGAGTCACCAAAGAATATATTACCTGAGGATGTAGACCCAGACAGTATAGTTAAACCAGCATCGCTAGAGTTTTCTATCGTTAGTTGATTTGCAAAAGCACTAGAAGAAACAGACCCAGCACTAACACCCAGTACATGAAGTAACCCATCAGGAGTGGCACCTGCAGTACCAACCCCCACCTTAGTGAACTCAGCCTTATCTGTAGATAACTTCATCGCTGTAGCGTTACCACTACCCGTCTCAACAGACTTTAAGTTAGTATCCTTAATCTCAGCAGCCGTTTTTAGTATGGTCTGATATGTAGATGATATTGCTTTTCCTTTAAGTGTAGCCATTTTATTTTTTCTTTATTTTTTCGATAGACCTACCTGCAAAGTAAGCACCGTATACTGTTATTAATAAGGTTTGATATATAGGAACGTAACTAGGTTGTATTACAAAGCCCCCTACGTTACCATCAAACAACGACAAAACTACAAAAATTGCAGTTAGGAAAATACATATTAATGGTCGAATATTTTTAGATAACCAGTTATCAGACTTCATGTCAGCTTCCCATCGCTTTGTAACTTCTTGTTGAGCCTGTACTTCGGCTTTCATAAGAACTTCTTCTATAGCTTGCTTTGCAGCTAACCTCTCCTCGTCTGACGTGGTAAGGTTATCTACTATATTACCGACACTACCTAAGATATTTCCACCTAATAAATCTAATAACTTACTCATAGTTATGCGTATCTATATTTAGTATCGTTATCCTCGTCTTTATAAGCTTCAAGGATTTGTTTTCTGTTTCCTTTTTTCTTTAAGGATATATGTATCCAAGCAAAACCAAACTCGTTAATCATTTGATCAAACTCAATTTCACTTTTTAACACCCAGTCGTACACCTCTTTATTGCACATCTTACCATCTTTCCAGAACTGGAGATCCAAAGCTTCACCCTTACAGTGCTGCGACTTACTAGAGCCACCAATAGCACGATTGAGTGACGGGTTGCGATAACCACTACTAATCCTGATAGGACCAAGAGCGTCACGAAGAGGCTGTAAAAGAACATCAATAAGACGTTGCATATTCTGTAAATGTTTTTCGGTAGGATCATTGTCTATACCTAATCTTTTTGCTGTATTACTATGAGTAATCTCAGATAATACAAAGTTCTTACTTAATCTCATCTATGTAAACTTTCCTAGTTAGTACGCCATCGCTTGCTATATAGAAACCTCTTACAGGTTTTACTTCTCTACCCAATACATCGTAATAGTGTGTTGGAATAAATTTTGCATTGTCTAACTCTTCTATACCTATAGTTAAGCAGCCTACGTCTATTATTGTATCTTTAAACTCTTGAGGCCAAGTACCAATAGAATCTATCCAATCTACTTCAGATAAAAATTCGTACTCTGTCTGTCCTACATATAAGTATGCACCATTCCATCCGTCTCCGTATGAATCTTGCATAGCTATTTGATAATACTCTGGTAAAACAACAGCACCTAAGTAAGGAGATACACCTTCTAGTAGTACACCACCATTACAGGTAAGTATCTGCCAAGTAATTTCATCAGGGTATTCTCCTGTTGTACATTCTACAAATACTGTTTGTTGTTGGGCATTAACTGTTTTCGATGCAAACATTAATACAAAAAATAGTAACGCTATACAAAGCACTAACCATCCTGACTCTTCTAATTTTTCCTTCTTCATTATTGAAATTTATTAAATGTTATTTCATCTATAACAGACTGCACTTCTTTTTTTGTTGCGTTTAACTGCATCATAATAGTAGGATTAAACCTTTTTTTCTCTAATCCGTTATCAAATACTATAACGGTAGGAACTGATGTTACTTTGTATTCCGATTGTAGGTCAGAACTTTTAACTATACAAACCCTGTATACGTTGCAATCTTTTAACGAGGGTAAAAATGCTACTTTATTACCATCGTTCCATTCTACATAAAACTCTATTACAACCGTTCCTTTAGCTGTTTTAGAATCAAATGAGCTAGAAGTAACAAACTCTTGAGCTACAATATTTGTAGTAAGTAATAAAAATAATAATGCTAAGTATTTCATATTGCTATACGTATTGTAACAACCCCTAAAACTGCTCCAGCTACATCTGCAGCTAAATCATTCCACTCAGGTTGACCATGCCTAATGTCATAGATTTCTTTAACACCCCCAGCTAAAACAGCTGTACATAATCCTATTAAAATTGATTTCTTTTTGTTTTTAGTTTTATTGTAAACTAAAGAACTAACAGCAGAACTAATTACGTAACTGCCACCAAGATGCAGTAGCTTATCTTGCGGTACTAATTGAGCACACGCATTGCTTGTAATTAATAGTACTATTAATAAAAGTTTACTCATAAAGCTTTTGTTTAATAAGCTTCATATCTTCCTTCATCTCAGAAACATCTTCCTGAGTATTCATTATAGTTTGACGGATTAACTTATCCTTCATGTCAAATTCCATTCGTGTTATAACAGGGTCTGCTGCTACTGGTAACTCCCTAGCCTCTGCAATGTCGTTCTGTAGCACAAACCACATACCTACCAGTGTTGCAATTCCGAATGCTATACCGCCCAAAGTCTTTAGACTTAACTGTATTGACGTATCTTCGCTTAACTCTTTAGCCATTATATTAGAATATTAAATAGTTTATTCCTGCTTGCATATTGTAAGACCTTACGTCCCAATACTTGAGATGTCTTCCCTCTACGAAGATACTAAAATGTTTATTGAATTTAACGCCAAACACAACACCAATATCCCATTCTGTCTCTACCCCAGGGTACGAGTAGGAATACTCACTTAATCCTTTGTGAATTGGGTACACAGAACCCCATGCGTGGACCCAAGATTGCCCAGAATAGAGATAGTAATCGGCTCCTATAACAGCTGAAATTTCTTGTTGAAGCCCTAAATCCTTAAGTTGTTGTGTGTTGTATTCGTTTACAGCATCAGTAAAATGATACGTATAAAACTCTACGTCTGATGTTGAAACATGCGAACCATCATTAGTCCATAACTCATTTTCATCGCTATAAAAACCAAACTCATTAGCTAACTGCCACCAGTGTTTATTCTCAGGTTTAGAGAACCATTCCTCTACAGGAGAGAAACCATACACAGGATGAGAACGATGAGATACCCCTAAGGTTAAATCTATATTACCAAAACTCTTACGTAGTCTAAACTCTCCTAATGTGTAATTAAGATTTATTAACCCGTCATTTACATAAGAAGCTTTTGCTGTGTAACGATCTGATATGTACCTAACCTTATACTCTTGTTGTTTAAACTTCATTCCTCTATTACGGATTGACGAGTACTTAAATAGGTACTCTAACCCAGGAGCGTTAGATATTGTAGCGTAATCACTACTCTCGTCTTCTGAACCAGTATAGAAATTACCCTTCTTTACTTGGTAGTCAAAACGTGCTATCTTTCTAAGACCTACTGTTATGTTGTAGTTAGGCTCACTTACTTGTGTGATCTCTACAAGTTGCCCTGAACCAGCAACGCCATCAACTATAAAAGATTGATTCTCTGAAAAAGGTGCAGCCGTAGAAGCACTAGCGTAAAACGTGGCAAACCTAAATAAAGAAAACCCCATCTGAGCGTTAGATACGGTTGTTGTTAGGAGTAATAATATATATATAATCTTCTTCATTACCACTTTACTTTATCAGCCCAATAGGCTGCAGATAAAACTCCTCTAGCTATATTTTTTCTATGCCTAGCCTTAAAAGATTTTTGTCTATTCTTATTCTTTTTTGTTGAGGGGTTACTTCCAGCACCACTTACACCTTGTTGACCAAAGCGTATAGTCTTTACTGTGTTACCACTCTTAGCAACAACAACGTGAGACTTAGTAGCGTGATCAGGTGTTTTCTTAGGTTTGTTGTACCCAGAGACTCCAATACGTTTAAGAATGCTTGCACCCTCTTTAGCCTTATTAAAACCTGACTTCATATTAGCGTAATCTTCATCAGATATAGTAGACTTAGATTTTGATCTACTTGTGCCTGATTTCTTTTTAGCGTTTATATTATCGTATAGTCCTCTTTTTCCCATTACTTACCTACTTGTTTTTGAGCTATAGTATGTGCTTGCTCAAATGTTTTACCAGATAACATTAACTTCTCCATAAGATTCATGTGTTTAGAAGTGTGATGAACAGAATGCTTCTTCATAGTTGCCTTCTGTCTATCTGTCAAACCTTTTGATTTCTTAATTGCTTTAGCCATAGGTTATTTTTTTGCAAATTTTTCTACTCCAGAAATACCAAACGAACCAAGTACAACCCACACAAATGAATCGTAAACAAACTCGTTTATCACTAGGTCTGTTCCTACCCATCCTGTTAAGAGATCAGCCACCATTATAAGGCACATTATTGCAAAAGCAATAAACCCTACGATGGCTTTCTCGTTCCAGACGTTATCGTTCTTAAAGATTTCCATGCTTAAATTATCTCAAAACCAAATGTAAGCTGAAGGCCAGATGCCGTATAAGTTTTTGTAGCGGTTGCAACTCCAGCAACATATATAGCCCCTTCATCGTTATCATCCCCATCAGACTGTACAACTAAATTTATATCTGCTAATGTACTTATACCACCCAATATATAGTCACCTAAACCAGAAACTGCAGGCATGATTACACAACCTAAAGGTTTTGCCAATAAAAGGTTAGCGTCTGTAATAGATATGGCAGCACCAATAGTTCCTAAATTCTTACTAACCTGCATGAAGTATAAGTCTACTGCGGCAGCATTATCGTCTTGATCTAATAATACTACAGACCTTAATAAAGCAGCACCATCTCTACCGCAAGCTGTAGGAACCTTAACTGGATTGAATATTATTTGCCCATTTGTTACTTGAGTTGCATCACAAACAGGGGTTACAGTTACGGTATGAAATTTTCTAGAAGCCATAATATATGTGTTTTATTGTTTTTATTTATACGCAAATGTAGTGATAATTTTTTTAATATAATAAATTTCTTATCTTTGAACTAATTTAATTTAATTCAATGAGGAACTACCTGAAGTATCTAAGCGATACCATGTACCTCTTTCAGCGTCAGTACAAGCTTACAGACAATCAACTAAAATTTCTCCTCTTTATTTGTGACGAGAGGGGGTCGTTTACTAAGAGGTCTATAAGAGAAGGTATGTACGCTAGTAAGAACTTTCACGAGGTGAAGTTTCCTGCTTTAGTAAAGGAGGATTATATATTTGTCTTCGAGAGGAGGTTATGGAACTCTAGTAATCCAAATAAGTATCGTGTAACAAATAAGACCATTAGGTTGGTGAATAAATTTTATAACGTCCTAGAAGGACAAGAAGAAATGTAATTATGGCAAGATCAGTAAAAAGACAGACAGAAAGAGAAACGTTAAAAGAACGTAGAAGATCTGGCGAGTTTAAACAAGATAAAAAAGACGCAAGAGCTTCTGGATTATCTAGAGGAGAAGCTAGAAAAAGAGCTAAGAGACTATCTAATGTCGAAGCTTTAAGCAAAAGGAAAGGAATGCGCTCTGATATGTCTGCTAAAAGAGAAGAAGATGCCTCTGTATCTAAAATGTTTGCCGACAGAAGAAGAATGGAAGCTAAACGTGGTGGTCAAAAACTAGCATACGATGTAAATCCTGCCCTGTCTCCTGCAGAACAAAGAGAAAGAGCTCCTGGTGGAGTCCCAACTAAAAGAATGAATCCTGGAGATAAAGTATCTTTCGATAAGAAGAGAGGTATGTTTAAGATAACAGGAGCAGATGGGTATGTAAGATACTCTGAGTCAGAGCCTGAAATTATGAAAACAAGAAAAAATAAAGCAATGTACGGAGCTAAAGTAAAAGCTGTTAAAAAAGCTCAAGAAGGAGCTAAAGTAAAGGCTAAGTCTTTTGGAGTCCTTAAGTCTGATACTGAAATGACAGGTCCTAAGATGGAGGATAAACGACCTTTTTCAAAGAACGGTATTAATTATACTTGGGATAGAAAGAACTCAGTTTGGATAGGAGACCTTGATAAGAAGAAATCTAGAGCTGTTAAGAAAGCTAAGGATGGTGCTAAAGTTTCAGACGGATCTAATGATCCATATACGAAAGCAATGGCTAAATGGGAAAAAGAGATGGCTGCTTACAGAGAAGCGGTAAAAAGTGGGAAGTTTGATGGGCAGTTAAGACCTGCTCCTCCAACTAAACCAGTTAAGACACCAGAAACATCTGCCCCTGATATTTCGTCTAAATCGGATAACACAAAAACCCAAAACGTTAGAGTTAACAAAAAAAGTTTAAGTGATTTTCAAGATAGAATGAAGAAATGGGAAAAAGAGATGGCTGCTTGGAATAAAGCTAAGAAAGAGGGTAAGTTTGATGGGCAGTTAAGACCTGCTCCTCCAACTAAACCAGTAAAGTAAACACAACACATGAAATCACCAAAGATAAAAGGTATAGGTGAGGTAGCTACCGAATATGGTGCTAAAGTAATGAAGGTTATAAAGAAGGGGCTACTAGGACGTAGCCTTTTCGATTTTTATGGGGATGTTAAGACTAACGCCCTCAGAGTAAAGGAATCTTCTAACGTACCTCTAACTCCCAACGATAAAGATGGGGGTATCGTTTACGTTAAAAATGCTGATGGTAAACTATACTATAAAAGTAACGAGGTTGCCGAAGTAGAACTTAGTGCACATACTGGACTATCAACTGAAGAGGTTCAAGATATTGCAGGGGCTTTAGTTGCTACTGGAGGAACTAAGACTGGTATTGCTGTAACATATCAAGATGCTACAGGGGATGTGGACTTTGTGGTTGATCACGATGCTGCAACTAACTTTGTTGCTGAAGAGCACGTTGATTGGGCTGCTTCAGGTGCTGGAACTATACACACTGATAATTACATTGAGAACGTTGTACAAACAACTGTTACAGGTAGTTCAGGTTCTTGCACAGGTAATGCAGCTACAGCAACAGCGTTAGTAACTGGAAATCAAATTATTACAGGTAACTTAACCGTAAACGCTTCCTCGTCTACAGGAAACCCTCTACTTACCTTCACTCAGAATGGTACTAGAAGAGCCTTTATACAACTAGCAGATAATTCTGGTGGGTACACAAATAACTTAAGGATAAACTCAGAGTATGGAGCTATAACGTTAGGAGCAGCCAGCACAGACGGTAGTGACTCAGATACTGCGTACTTTGCAATAGAGCCTACAGGGATATTTAAGTTTGGAGCAGTTGATTCTGACGCAACATTAACTACTGATGGGAACATGACCTTCAGGATAGATGCAGATAATGATGAGACGGGTCAAGGTTTTGCCTGGCAGAATAACGCATCTACAGAGATAGCAAGCCTAGATGAAAGTGGAAATCTACAGATAGATGGTAAACTACAGGTTACAGGTAATATAATAGAGGATGATGACGGGGTAGACTGTATTACATTTGATTCAAGTGGTAATACAACTATAGCTGGTACTTTATCTTGTGCGGATCTAGACATAACAGGTACGTCTAACGCTTTAACTGTAAACCCACAAACAGGAAACGTAGCTATAACATGTATAAGTACAGATGCTGATTGTATGGTTAGAGTTCAAGATAACTCTACAGCAGGTACTAACGTATTAGGTTTAGTCGCTACAGGTGATGATATTGTCCTTCGTAATGATGAGGGTAGTTTTAAAGTAAAGATAGCTAACAACGCTACTACAGGATTAGAATTAGACCAGTCAGGTAACTTATCTATAACAGGTAACATACTACCTGGAATAACGTATGTAAAAATACTACCTAGTGATTTTATGCCTGATGATGGAGGAAGACCAGCGATGATAGATGATACTAGTGGTGATAG